GGGGCCCACCTTTATTTTTTTTGTTAAGTGCATGTGGGCGGGACCCACCCATATAAAAAAATAAAAAAATCTGGGCGACCAGAAATCTGATCGCCCAAAATTTTTATTTTCTAAAAACAGGAATACACGACAATTCTTTTAAATTTGTAAGAATTGCCCCCGCATCATTACCCTCATCATCTTGGGACGGAGTTAAAATAGTTCCGTTGTCCAAGTATATCTCGCAAGGTTGATGCTCCCAACCCATTAATTTTTCTGTATCTTTGGGATTTAACCATTCAACTTTAACTATTTTTCTACCGACTAAATGTTTGTTGACTAGATCTTGCCAATAGTTTTTTTTCATTGATCGTAACTCACTTTCTGACCCAACAAATCGAGAGCCAAAATATTTTTTTCGTGTCTCACGCACCAAAGTTGAAAACCTTTTTTTGTCGCTCCAAATTCATAGTTTGCATATTCTCTTGGAGAAACACTATCGCCTATAGATTCTTTTGCACAAATTTCATCAAGGCATTCTCTACAATGATAAAAAGAAAAGATTTTATTTTTTACTTTTTTCATAAATCCCTTTCTGAAAAATGTTAAATGTGATTGAAACAATATCAGAGTTTGCGGTCGTATATCTTTCTTTGTCTCTATCCCAAAAAGTCATATAACGTTTTCCTGTTTTTTTATTTATACCGATTTTACTTTTTTCATCCCAAGTGCCTTTTCTCGAAACACTTTGACCATGAAAATTCTCTTCTCCATTAATAGACTCGGGAGTCCAAGTAATGAAGAATTTTGTACCTTTGTCCAACATATTTATTTTTTCCTTTCTATTGACAAATTTATCATAAAATCCTATATTGTCAAATGAAAGGAGAAATAAAAAAATGGAAAACGCAAAAACAACATTTTTAGTGTTGAGAATTGGTGAAGATAAAGACAACGGAAATATAGAAATTGACGTTGTTGAAAATTTTAACACCATGACAGATGCTAAAAATTACAAAGACGCAAAGGACTCGATTGAGCGATTATCTCCAAGATATGAATGGAGACACACTCAATATAAAATTCAACAAATTTTTTACAAGTCCTTTGTTCAAGTGGAGAAATCCGCTTAATGTTGTAAAAAACTGGAGTGTTGCATTCGTGCAGCACTTCAGAAAAAAATAAATTTTTTTCTTGACTGTTGTATTTTTGCAACAGGGAAGAGCATGTGGGCGGGACCCACCCCAGGAAAAAATAATAGTGAGTCCCAGAAATCTAAAAATATTTTGTGTTCATATTGGGTTTTTTAAAAAACTTACGGGGTATATATATACGAGGGTTAAGTTTTTTATTTCCTTGGTTAGCTTAACCCTCTTAATTATTAATTTGATTAAATAGGATATTCTGTTAATATGTTTTTATTAACAAAGGAGAAAAATGAAAGATATAATAAATAAAATCAAAAAGCTTTTAGCGATGTCCGAGGAAAATGGAGCATCAGAGAATGAGTCGATGATGGCATCGGAAAAAGCTTTGGAACTTTTAAAACAACACAATTTATCTTTAAGCGATATTAAAGATGAAGATCAAGAACCGATCGAAAAAGAAACTCAAGTTGTTGATCAAAATGTTTGGCAAAGGTGGATCAGACATCAAACGGCTCAATTATATTTTTGTCAGTTTTATACAACTACAAAAATGAATAAAGAAACTTACAAAAAAGAAACGATCGCTCATTTTGTAGGTAGAGAATCTAATAGAATTGTTGCAACGGAAATGTGTAATTATTTTGTTAGAACTGTAAAGAGATTGACGGAACAAGAATTTAAAAATGTTAAGTTACCGTCATTACAAAAAAGAAGAGCAAAACACGCGTTTACTTTAGGATGTGCAAATAGACTTTGCAAAAGATTGAAAGAAAAATATCTTTCAATTGTTCCCGAGTATCAACCAATTGCAAATCCCGATGGGTTACCAATGCTTTATAAGTCAGAGCAAAAAGCCTTAACCGATTGGTTAGCAAAGCAAGGTATAAAGTTAACTAACTCTAGATCAACAACAAGTGTTAGAGATAGAATGGCATATGCTAATGGGCAATCCAAAGGTAATGGAATTGGAATTGATACTCAAGTTAATGGCAAAATGAAAGCGAGGTTGTTGACATAATACCAGTAAAATAGCCCATGCGGTTTTTGCATGGGCTATCCTACAATATCCTATGCATAAACTGCATAGCTGCAGCTCAGAGAAGAGCATGTGGGCGGGACCCACCCCGATCTCTCACCCCTCATAGAGGTACCAAACCGTTTTGGTTTTTTGACTTTTTTATTTTAATCAATCCCCTTTTTTGCAAAAGGGATCCTAACGTATACCCCTATATAGCTTGATTTACACAATTTATCCTATAAAATACTTTGTGGTTCCATATGAAGCTAACCTTAGATCAAATAAATAAAATACCTGATGTTCAAGCTAGAGAAAAATTAAAGCGGGATATTATTGAAGGGTATGAGTTTCAAAAGAAAGAAGCTGCAAAACAAGATTTCTTAACATTTGTAAAAAGAATGTGGCCACAGTTCATAGAGGGCAAACATCATAAAATTATTTCTGAAAAATTTAACAAGATAGCATCTGGTGAAAAGACCAGATTAATTATTAATATGCCACCAAGACATACTAAGTCTGAGTTTGCATCTTACTTCTTACCTGCATGGATGATAGGAAACGATCCTCAGTTAAAAATAATACAAGCAACTCACACAGCAGAACTAGCTGTGAACTTTGGTCGTAAAACTAAAAACTTAATCGACTCAAAAGAATATCAAGATCTTTTTGCAACAAGACTTCAAGAAGACTCCAAGGCAGCAGGACGATGGAACACGGCACAAGGTGGTGAATACTTTGCAGTCGGTGTCCAAGGTGCGGTGACCGGTAGAGGTGCTGATTTATTAATTATCGATGATCCACATTCCGAGCAAGATATGAACTCGAAGAATGCTTTTGAGAAAGCATACGAATGGTACACGTCAGGGCCACGACAACGTCTTCAACCTGGTGGTAGAATTATTTTAGTTATGACTAGATGGAGTAAAAAAGATTTAACAGAAATGTTATTAAAAGCACAAGCAGAAGAGAAAGCAGACAAGTGGGATGTTGTAGAGTTTCCTGCAATCATGCCAAGTGGTAAACCTGTATGGCCTGAATACTGGCGGCTCGAGGACCTTGAAGCTGTAAAAGCTTCTGCAGGAATAAGTAAATGGAATGCACAATACATGCAAGACCCGACCTCGGACGAAGGAGCATTGATCAAAAGAGAATGGTGGCAAGAATGGGAACACGAACATTTACCAGTATTAGATCACATTATCCAAAGTTATGATACAGCATATTTAAAAAAAGAAACTGCAGATTACTCTGCAATAACCACGTGGGGTGTCTTTAGACCTAACGAAGACTCACCAAGACAATTAATATTATTAGACTCGTTAAAAGGTAGATACGAGTTTCCTGAACTTAAAAGAGTAGCTTACGAACAATATAAATATTGGAATCCTGATACTGTACTAATTGAAGCTAAAGCATCAGGTTTACCTTTAATGTACGAACTTAGACAAATGGGTATACCTGCAAATAATTACACACCATCCAAGGGACAAGATAAAGTTGCAAGAGTTAACTCTGTATCTCCTGTCTTTGAGGCAGGTATGATATGGGCTCCTTTGAAACAGGAGTTCGCACAAGAAATGGTTGAGGAGTGTGCAGCTTTTCCGTATGGTGATCATGATGATTTAGTTGACTCAATGACTCAAGCTGTTATGAGATTTAGACAAGGTGGTTTTATAACCTTAGATGATGACTACAAAGACAAAATGAAGGTTAGAAAAAAGTATAAATATTATTGGTAATGTACTATTGGACACCTAAAAGACTAAAGGAACTTAAAGAAAAAGGACTTAAATTGACTTTTGAAAATAGAACTAAGAAACCAAAAAAACTAACAACCACAGTACCCCCTAAATCAGGGCCTACGCCTCAAGGGTTGAATATTCAATATAATACTGTTAAAGATGTAAGATTGGAGAAAAAGTATGGCAATAGACAAAAGCCTGCCAAACAAAAAGGTTGAAATACCTGGACCACAAGAGCAGGCAGAACAACAAATAGAGATTCAAGAAAATTTACCTAATCAAGGTGAAACAGAAATCACATCATTAGAAGATGGTGGTGTTGAAATTAATTTTGAACCAGGAGCATTTAGCCAAGAACAAAGTCAAAGTCACTTTGATAATCTAGCTGAGTTATTACCAGAGGAAACATTAAATCCTCTTGGTTCAGAGTTAGCACAAAATTATCAAGAGTATAAAGCTTCAAGAAAAGATTGGGAAACATCTTATGCAAAAGGTTTAGATCTTTTAGGATTTAAATATGAAACTCCTGCACAACCATTTCAAGGAGCTTCAGGTGCCACGCACCCTGTTTTGTCAGAAGCGGTTACTCAGTTTCAAGCTTTGGCATACAAAGAATTATTACCTGCAGATGGACCTGTAAGAACAAGAGTTATAGGAGTTCCAACTCCACAAAAAAACGAACAAGCAAATCGTGTTAAAGAATTCATGAACTATCAGCTCATGGATGTGATGAAAGAGTACGAACCAGAGTTTGACCAAATGCTTTTTTATCTCCCTCTTTCCGGATCTGCCTTTAAGAAAGTCTACTACGACGATCTTTTAGGCAGGACGGTTTCTAAATTCGTCCCTGCTGATGATTTGATAGTTCCATACAATGCAACTTCATTAGAAGATGCAGAGGCCGTGATCCATCGTATTAAGATCTCGGAAAATGATTTAAGAAAACAACAAGTCGCTGGATTTTATAGAGACATAGAATTACCAAGACCATTTAATCAAGAAACAGAAGTAGAGAAAAAAGAAAGAATGTTAGAAGGAACTAAAAGAACTTTTAACGAAGACATGTACACACTTCTTGAATTTCATGTCAATTTAGATTTAGAAGGGTTCGAGGACCGTGGACCTGATGGCGATGTCACTGGTATTAAATTACCATACATTGTAACTGTAGAAGAAGGTTCAAGAGAAATTTTATCAATAAGAAGAAATTACGAAATAGCAGATCCTAAAAAACAAAAGATTCCATACTTTGTACATTTTAAATTTTTACCAGGTTTAGGTTTTTACGGTTTTGGTTTAA